GGTGCCCACCTTTGCGCCAAAGACGGACGCGGCCCCGGCACCGGATTCTTGCGCGCGCAAATTGCGATGATGTGCGCAGACATCATGTGCCCCAACGCCGATTACATCTACTTGCTCGGCTCGGACTGCATGGCCTTCCGTCGCTTCGCTCCGGACGTCTACTGGTTTCGCAGCAAGCCCGTGATGCTCTATAACAGCTACGCGGAGCTCGGCAACATGGACTCCGTCGGCATGTGGCAAGGCAGCACCGAACAGGTGCTGGGCTTCTCGTGCCCAAACGAAACGATGCGCCGCCTTCCGCTCGTCTATCCCCGAGAGCTTTTCCCGGCTGTGCGCAAGCATATCGAAGACCGACACGGCATGGCATTCGAGGACTACATCTACAAGAAAGGCCATCCATTGAGCGAGTCGAACATCCTCGGTTGCTACGCGCTCAAGTTCATGCCGGAACGCTACACGTGGCTGCACGCGCATGCGAGCGACCCGGGTTACGTGGAGTATCGCACGCCGCTCTCTGACTCCATTATCCAATGGTGGTCGCACGGAGGCCCAGAGCACCCGGCCATGATTGACCTGGAATACGCGCCCGGCAAACGCACGCATGGTCGCAGGCCGATTGACGTAATCAACGAGGTGCTAGCGTGAACATTCACCCAGAGCTCGCCGCGGGACTGAAGTGGGGCTCTCACCTGCCTGCTATCGCAGCATGTTTTTCCGCCAGTATTGGCACCGTGATAGAGGTTGGGGTCGGACATTTTTCCACGCCGTTCTTGCATGCTTTGTGCGCGCCCGCGTCGCGCGAGTTGTATTCAATCGAAGACGACGTGGAATGGGCGCGACCGTTTCAGGACTTTTACAGCACGCCGTCGCATCACTTCCTCTTCGGGAACTACGACGAGTTGCTTCCGGCCTTCGTGGACTCTCACCGAATGCTGCCGTTCGGACTTGCATTCATCGACAACTCTCCCGGCGGCGCTCGCCGCGCGAAAGACCTGAGTGTGCTTCTGCCCGTCAGTCGTTATGTCATCGTGCATGACTACATGGACGAAAACGTCGAGCACATCGCGCCGCTAATTCATGGGTTCGAGTATCACGTTCTGACCCGCTACGCGCCGCCTACCCTGGTCGTCGCTGGACGTGGCTCACAACTTCCCGATATCCTCGGCTCTTTCTAATGCTCCCCGCTGACTGCCCGCAGAAGGCCCTCGTTGACGCGGTCTCCGCTAAACTGCACGCTGATGATTATTTCGGCGGCGCGCGCATCTACGCACAGTTCGTCAAGCGTCTGACGGGCGTCTTGCCGCCGGTCGAGACCAAATCGCAAGCAACGACCGTGCTCACCACGCTGTTGCACTGGTTGCTCGAGAACGACGGGTATGAGGAAGCAGCGCAGTTGCTGTGGGGCCCCGCTCTTTTCGATTCTCGACCGGAGTCCACGCAGCGGGTGTGGAAGGCTTTTGAGGAATCAAATCTGATTTTGCTGATGGGCGCAGGCTCAATGAGCAAATCCTATAGCATGGGTGTGCGGCTCTTCCTCGAATGGGTCCGTGACCCGGAATACACGAACGTGAAGGTGGTCGGGCCCTCGGAAGAACATCTCAAGGACAACCTCTTCACGCATCTGGTCACGCTGCACAAAAATTCGGCCATCCCCCTTCCAGGCGAGCCTAAGGAACTTTTCATCGGCACCGACAGCAAGGCCCGCAAGGGCGCAATTGCCGGCACGGTCATTCCACTCGGCAAGACCGGCGCAGGCCGGCTGCAAGGCGTGAAACGTGTGAGTCGGAAAAAAGCGCACCCGGTCTTTGGGACCATGACGCGCATGTTTGTCTTCTTGGACGAAATCGCGAATATCCCGATGGGCATCTGGCGCGACATCGACAACGTCATCACTGGCATGGCTGGCGACAGCACGTTGAAGATTATCGGCGCATTCAATCCGACGGACCAACAGGACGAAGTCGGCAAGCGATGCGAGCCCCCCGAAGGCTGGGGTAAGTTCGACCCGGATGCAGACTACGACTGGATTTCTACGCGTGGTTGGCGCGTCGTCCGGCTGGACGCGGCGAAGTGCGAAAACGTAGTTCAGCAGAAGGTTGTTTTCCCCGGTTTGCAAACCTACGCGGGCTTTCAGCTCCTCATTCAGAACGCGGGCGGCACAGATTCGCCCGGCTACTGGTCGATGGGTCGTGGCTGCTTCCCGCCGACCGGGACATCGCTCTCTATCATCCCGCCGGGGCTACTGCTCAAAATCAAGGCCGAACCTATCTGGTATGACAATCCGATTCCGGTCGGAGGGGTCGACCTTGCCTTGGAGGGCGGAGACGTCGCTATTTTCCAAAAAGGCGGCTTCGGAATGGCCACTGGTTTTCGTTACCCGCCGTCTCTCGAGTTCCCGAACGGACACGTGGTGATGTTCAAAAATCACAAGGGCGAGAAGCGCCCACGCTATGTGCTCTATGCGGAGACCACGCTTCGACTGCCGCGCGGGGACACGGTCGCGATGAAAGACGAAATCATTCGCGTGTCGCGAAGTTTCGGCATTCGACCAGACAACCTGTGCGTGGACCGCACGGGTAACGGTCAGGGCGTCCTGGACTTGTTGCGGTTTGAATGGGGCGAAGTCATCGGCGTCAACTTCTCGGAGAGTGCCGGAGAGACGCGCATCATGGTAGAAGACCACGACGTGGCCAAAGAACTCTACTCTCGCATGAACAGCGAGCTCTGGTTCGCGCTCCGGAAGTTCATTGAGTTCGACTATCTCAAGCTCGCGAGTGGAATCGAGACCGGGGAGCTTTTCACGCAGATGACTGGCCGGCGTTTTCGGCAGCAGGGCAAGCGTGCATACGTCGAGAGCAAGCCGGACTACAAGTCTCGCAACGCGGGCAAATCGCCCGACGAGGCGGACGGAATGTGCCTCCTGGTGCAGGCCGCGCGGAAATCTTTCGGCTTCGTTCCCGGCATGAGTCCGGAGAACTCGGTGGAGAATCCGGCGCTGGACCGCGAAGACGATGAGCGGGACGGTCCGCGGATTTCGGTTGACAATCGGTGGGAGGACCTTGACGTCGAGGTTCGGGACTAGAATCTTTCCTTGTGGACATCCGCCCGAACCCCAACCTTTACCCCGACGGAGGCTATTTCTATGTTGAAGCCGACGGCACGCGGTTCCGCGGGGACAGCTGGAAAAACCTGATTCAACTGGTTACCGACTACCGCACGCGCAACGGGCTGCCGGTGAAAAATCCCGAGGCGGACGTTTTCAACCAGTATTGTGCCCGGGTGCCCAGCCATTGTCGGTCCGTTGCCCCGCAGCCGACCCAGCCGCATTCGATGTCTTTCAACCAGAGGGTGTTGCAATGGTTCAGTAACATGCTCGAGATTCGCCGGCTGAATCCCAAGGCATTTGGTAGAGTTCCGGATGATGTTGCGGCTCAACGGGCTGCGATTTGCGCGCGGTGTCCGCAACAGCGGGCGCTGTCCTCCGCATGCGAGTCGTGTTTAAACGCTGTGCGGTCGGGACGGAAGGTCATCCTCGATGGGGCGACTAGCCAGCACCAGAATTTGCACGGTTGCGCGGCGCTCGGGGAGGACTGTCAAACCACCGTCCACATCGGTCTGCCTCCGGCAGAACCGGCCATGGTCCCCCCGGAGTGTTGGAGGCGCTCCTGAGATTCCCGAATGTTTTCCGGGCGACGCTGGCCGCTTGCCGGGTAGCTTGGGCCAGCTTGCGGGGTGGCCCGCTGGCAGACGCCGGCACCATCGAAGACCGCCGCCGGGTGTGCGCGTCCTGTGAATTTTTCGACCCTGAATGGGAGCAGTGCAAGGTCTGCACGTGCTACGTCCCGTTGAAGACCCAGCTCCGAACAGAAAAGTGCCCAAAAGGCCGTTGGCCCCATCAGGGGTTGACAAAGTGGCGCTGGTTCACATCTTTCTAACGTTAACATGCCCCGCCCCTCTGAACGCTTCGGCAATCCGGCCTCTGACGGTTCCACTACCGGGACCATCAACACGCCCGGACTCACATCTTCGCTGAAGCCACAACGTCGCGCCATCTCGGACGCCAAGCAAGCGCGCGCACTCACGGTCAGCCTGGAGGCTGCCGCCAAGGAGCGAAATCTCCGCAACGCGCGGATTGCTGCCAAGGTCAACTCCGAGAAACCGTTTAAACAGGTCTCACTCGAAGCGGACGGCCTCGGCTGGAAGAGTAACTTCACCACGCAGCCGCTGTCAATGTTGGTGAACAAGGTGACACCCCGCTTGCGCAAGGCACTGGAGGCGGTCAAGTATCTCACAAATTCCATGCTGCCGGACAATGTTCCGGGCAACGCGGTGAAGAGTGAAATGTTCCGCCGGGAAATCACGAAGCTCGTGCGCTCCCGGCCCGGTTGGGATTCTTTCCTGACCGAAGTCTTCATGGAAGACGTCCTCTATGGTTACGCCATCGTGGCGTGGTTGGACGAATTCGGATGGATGCCAGAATTTTTCCGTCAAGACATGGGCTTTGTTCCCACCGGGACGAAACAGGAGGCTAGCGGTTCGCAGGTGCTCACCCTTCGCAAGAAGTATCTCATCCACGAATTATTCAGTCTCATCGAAGACCAGGAAGCTGCGGAAGCTGCCGGTTGGAATCTTGAGAATACAATCACGGCTATCAACAACGCCATCCCGGACACGCGCCGTTCGCAGCATTCAAGTTGGGAGCGCGTCTACGAGGATTTAGTCCGAGAGGCGAACGTCGGATTGTCGCACGAAAACGGTTCGCTTATCGTCCCTGTGTGGCACGTGCTCGCGCAGGAAGTCGACGGCAAGGTTTCGCACTACATCCTACTGGATTGCGGCACCGGGAAGGAAAGCAAGGAACCGAAGAACGACATGCTCTTTGAGCGCGAAGACCAATACCCGAGCATGGCCGACGCCGCTGCGTTCTTCTCGTTCGAGTATGGCAACGGGACAATGCACGGCTCGAAGGGAATCGGTCGCCAGATTTACAGCATGGCCGCGATGTTGGACCGCGCGCGCAACGAAATTGTTGACCGCCTGAATCTCGCTGGGAAAATCATCATCCAAGGAGACGACAAGGCGCTTCGCCGGTTCAAGATGTCGGTGGTCGGCAACGCCATCCTTATCGGCCAGGGTTACCAAATCACCGAGCGGAAGATTGACCCCGGCATAGAGAATTTTCTCCAGCTCGACCAGTTCCTGACATCGTTGCTCGACCAGCTCGCGGGCGCGGTCACTCCGAAGGCGCTCGAAGGCGAACGCGTTACCGCTGCCGCCGTCAATCTTCTGGCGGGTCGCGAAGAAGAGTCTCGTGACAACATCACTGCGCGTGCCCTCGGGCAGTTTGCCACGATGATGTCGACCATGCAGAAGCGAATCTGCAGCCCGGACGTTACGGACGAGGATGCGAAGGCTTTTCAAAAGAAAATGCTGGAGTTCATGACGCGGGAGGAGCTGACGCAGCTTTCTCAGCAGCCGGTTGCCGAGACGGTGGCCGACTACACGGAAATCGAGCGTCAGAAAATCGTGGTCATCGCTGCCGAAGGTCGCGGAAATCCGCTCTACAATCAGAAGGAACTCGAGCGCCGAAAGCTCACCGCACAAGTCGACGAGGAATTTGCCGACGCGGTGCTCTTGCCCGATAACGACCCGACGGTGCAAGCCGAACAAACGCGCCTGCAACAGCTCGAGCTTATGCTCATCGCGGGACAAGGCACGGACGTTCCAATCTCTCCGCGTGACAATCACTTGATTCACCTTGGCGTGCTCATCCCCGCGATGGAGCAGGCCGCGCAAGTGGCTGCGCAAGACCCCGGTGGCGTCGCCATTCTCGGCGCAATGCTGAAGCACGCGCAAGGGCATCTTCAAGGCGCGGAGCAAAGCGGGGCCCCGAAGGACCAGCTCAAGCAAGCCGCGGATATCATTAACAAGCTGACATCCTCCATGCAGGAGATTGAGCAGCTCGCGCAGGCGCAGGCGCAGACGCAGGAGGCGGCAGCCGCCGCAGCCGGTCATGCCGCCGGCACCCCGGAAGACGCCGTCGTCCCCGCTCCCGTTGCCCCGCCCGGTGTCGCCCCGCCGGCCTAATTTTTCTATGGCTACCTCGCCCAACTTTAGCAGCTCACAACCCGCCGACTGGGACTCCGTGCACGCGGAGAACTTAAAGGCGTTCCTCACCTCCGACTCCGGCCAGCTTGCGCTTGCCTGGGTTTCATACTTCGCTCCCGCGCTCTTGGACGGGTCCGACGTGAACCGCACCCTCGTGGCGAGTGGCGAAGTAAAGGGATACACCGCCGCCCTCAGCAATTTGCTCGCGCTGACGCGCGAGGCCCCACAACCGTCGAAACCTGCGCAGGAGGAGTTTCCTGATTTGGAAGACGACAGCAAGTGGGACCAATCACAGAACCAACGACCCAGCTAACCTATGCCAGACGACATCGACGCAGCCACAACTACCGACGGCCATCTTGCCGGTGGAATCGCCAACGACCCCGACACCTCCGCCGCTCTCGACAAGATGCTTGCCGAGGCGGGTTTTTCTCCCGACGGCCAGCCGTTAGACGAGCGCCGTTCAGCGGATGAACCGACCGCTGAAGAGCGCGCGGCAGCTGAGAAAGCGGAAGCCGATAAGAAAGCGGCAGCTGAAAAGGCAGCAGCGGAAAAAGCGGCAGCGGACAAAACGAAGGTGGAACCCACCGCGGAAGAGAAAGCCGCGGCGGAGAAGAAAGCCGCTGACGAGGCCGCTGCCGAAGCGGCTGCTGCCAAGAAGGACGACCTCGACGCCGTTGAGTTGCCTCCTTACACCAAGCCGAAGACCGCGGAGTCTTTTGCCAAGGTGAAAACCATTGCGCGCCAGAAAATCGCCGCAATCGAGAAGGAACGCGAAGAGCTGAAAGCCAAGATGGTCGAGCTCGAGAAGACCGCGAAGGACGGACTCCCGGCGGAGGCTAAGAAGGAGCTCGAAGAGCTGCGCGAATTTCGCGCCAAGGTAGACGTCGAGGCGGACCCGAAGTTCAAGGAATACGACGCCACCATCACGTCGAATGTCGAATCAATCTATTCACGTCTCGCGGCCAATGGATTTTCTGAGGACAGCATCAAGAAGATTAAGGAACTCGGTGGACCCGAGAATGTAAACTGGGAAGCATTGGCGGATAAGATTCCGGCTAGCTTGCGCCGTTACGTCGATGCGAAGCTCGTCGAGAACGAGGACTTGGCGGAGAAGCGGAAGAAAGCGGTCGAAGCAGCGAAGGCCAACGCGACGGAGTATTTGAAAAGCCGCGAAGGCGAGCTTTCTCAGGACGACGCGCAGTTTGCCACGAAGACCAACGACGAGTGGACCAAGACGGTGGTTCCCAAAATTCCTTGGCTTGTGAAGCAGGAGATTCCGAAGGACGCGCCTGCGGATAAACGAAAAATCGCGGAGGAACACAACACCCTCGTGGACCGCATCAACGCGGACCTCAAGGACGCCATGGAGGATAATTCCCCCGGTATGAAAGCTCTTCTGATGGGCGGGTATGCCATCTCGCAGAAGCTGCAGTATGAGTTCGAGCTTCTGAAGACCACGAGCGCGGCCAAAATCACTGGGCTTGAAAAGGAGCTCGCGGACGCGAAGGCCATGATTGACCGAATTAAAAAGTCTTCGGCGGGACGACTTGCATCTCAGGCCCCCATTACGCCGTCGGCGAAACTCGCCGGCAAGATTAACCTCAACGAAACGACGGAGGAAGCTCTCGACCGAGTCCGTAAGGAAGTGGAAGCCGAGGCGGAGGCCCGTGCGTGACCGTCGACCCGGATTCACTGCGGGAGGGACGTAAAGTCCTGATTGCCCTTCCTTGGTATAAGTCGGCGTCGCCTCTGACAACGTTCGCTTTGTTGGCGATGTCTGACCGGACCAAGATGGCTTATGCTCTAGGTTTCGGGGACGCGTTCATCGCGCACTCGAGAAACAAGCTGGCCACGCAATTCGTCAATTCCTCACTCGATTGGATGGTGATGGTCGACGATGATATGGTGCTTCCTTTTGGCGATGCCACGTGGTTCAACGGGAACACAGGGCTGAACCTTCCGGAAAAATTCGCAGGGCAGCACACCATCAATCGACTTTTGTCGCATGGGAAAACATTGGTTGGGGCGACTTATTTTGGCCGCTGGCGTGCAGGCCATCCGGTGTTCGCGGAAGGGAAGGCGATGGAGAAGTTGCTCCGCCGCGATGGCCCTCGCGATGAGCTCCGCCCTACTAAATGGGTTGGGACTGGAGTCTGTCTATTCCACCGCACGGTTTTTCTGGACATTGAGCGCGAGTTTCCTCATCTCGGTCGCGAGGCTAATAACGGCGTGGGTCAGTGGTTCACGAGTTCAGAGCACGACATGCACAAAGCCATCTCGCGCGTTCTTGACGAAGCCGACATGTCCATCGAAGAAGCCGGACGAATTCTGAAGGAGGCGAAACACCGGTCATCGGTCCACTCTAGTCTCGGCATGGGGGAAGACGTGCAGCTTTGCGTTCGCGCGACCCAATCCGGACATCAACCGCACATCGACCTCGGCCTCTGGTGTGGTCACGTTGGCGGTTGTGTTTACCCAATCAAATGAACGACACGAGAAAAATTCTTCTGGCCATCCAATTCTGGGAAAAGGATAAAAAGCAAGCGATGGACGTGGCCCGGCTCATCGCCGACCTCGAACCCCGGCACTCGCACCAAGCCGATTTTCTTTTCGTCTCGCGTTTCGACTGCGAGCACGACCAGGACACGGTTCGATACGTGAGCCGGAAGTTCAACGTTCACACGCACGTCAACCGACGGCGCGCGACCGGTTGGCCCTTCGGTCCGAATGAACTTTGGTTCGGAACCGTCGACTACGTTTACACCTACGGCGTTGAGGCGAAGCGCATGGCGGACTACAAGGCGGTCCTGACGTTCGAGGCCGACGCGTTCCCGCTTTGCCCGAATTGGATTCAGATGCTCTCCGAGGAATGGGACACTTGCCGGCCCGCGAACATCGTTGGCGCATTGCAGCAATACCCAAAGCCGCACATCAACGGCAACGCGATGTTTTCCTGCGACGAGAAATTCCTGGAATGGATTGCGCGCCGCGTCGGCGGTTGTAGCCCGCATGGCGGATGGGATTACATCCTCGCCCCGCAGTTCAAGACCTGGGGCTGGAAGAACTCGAACCTTTTTCGCTCTTGGTGGCAGACGGCCACGCTTGTGCCGGAGCGGTTCGACCAGCTCTTGCGGGAGCAGGTGTGTTTTCTCCACGGAGTAAAAGACGATTCGGTCATCAAGCTCGTGCGAGAGAAATATAAGTTGGCTTCGGTTTGACCTTGACGTTTCGTCTTCCGGACACAATCTTTCTGTTGGAACTATCTCCCACCTAAGTTCCGGGTGGACTTTGAGCCTATCCGCTTCGGCGGCTCGCGAAGCTGACTCAGTCTAAGTGACTGAACCAACGCCGGTTACACGTTGTAGCAGGCATCAAAGAAACCCGGACGCCGGCCAACCTCGGTCGGTTCCAAAGAAAGAACCACTTCTGTGGCTGATTGTGTAGCTCCCTCAACTCTTTCCGATATCTCTCGGAAAGACACCTCCCGCCTTGTTGGCTCCGTCGCGAAGACGCTTGCCGCCAATGCTCCATTTGTTAACGTCCTCGACGGCGGGGTTTTCCCCTCCGGCACCTCGGACGAAATCCGCACTCCTGTGCAGATGCAGGCCGCTCCCGGCGACTCGTTGGCCATCCCGACGTTCGTTTGTGATACCGACCTGTGCGGAACTCAGGGCCTCCAGGACCTGACGGACGCCATCGACTTCACTGCTCGCCTCGAATCGAAGCGCGGCAAGGGCCCCCGCGTTTGTATGAAGAAAGGCTATTCTTCCTACAAGACGGCGTATGCTGCTGCGGAAGACTCGCTGAAGAAGCTCGTCACTCAATACATCAACGCGGACATCCGCGCGCAGCTCTACTTGCGCTCGGCCTCGAAGTTCAACGCCGTTGCCGGCTACGACTTCGACTCCTTGTTCACTGGCGGTCAGGAAACTGACCTCGGCGTCAAGTTCGCGAACCTCCTCCCCACCGGCCCGATTTCCTTCAAGGCCATCCACGCTATCGTGCGCTACGTCACCGAGAACCTTTTCGGCGACATGTTCGATGCGAACGGCGAAGGCCAGATGCACGCGCGTTTCATCGGCAGCTCCGACATTATCGAGAGCCTGCGGAATGAAGCCGACGTGAAAGACGTGCTGCTCTCGTTCGTCAACGGCAGCTACAAATTTGGTGAAGAGTCTCTCCGTGGCTACTCGTGGGAAACCGCGGGTGCTTACCGGGGCGTCGCTTTCGGTATCGACCAGCGTCCACTGCGCTCCACTGGCTTTGCGGCCTCTGGTTTGCTGAACCTCGTGGACCCGCTCACCACGGTGGTCAACGCCACCAAAAACACGGCCTATGCCAAGCTGAATCCGGCTTGGGCGGCTGCGAACTACGAAGTGGGCTTCTTGTTCTTCAAGAGCTCCTTCAAGCGCCTCGTCCCCGAGAAATACGTGGGCGAATCCAGCTTCCGGTTCGCGCCTCAGCTCGCCATGGGTGAGCTCGACTGGCATTACTTGATGGACAACGACTGTAACGCCTGGGGCGACTTCGGTTGGCACAAGTATCAGATTACGCGTGCGTATCAGCCCGAGCGCCCGCAGTTCGTCATCCCCATCCTCTACAAGCGCTGCCGCGCCGACCTTGGTTTGGCTGCTTGCGATGTCCCGAGCTCTTCGAGCTATACTGGGGCTGACACGTTCACGACTGTCGGCGTCTGCTAACGCCGGTCTGTAGGTAGCGAGGCCGGGCTGGACCTGAAATCCAGCTCGGCCTTTTTGATTCTGACTCATTATGGCCTTGTCATACGTCAATCTGACTCCGGATTCCACGGACTCTATTCAGGTCCTTCTTCGGAAAATTCTGCAACGCCTCGGCACCCTCGGTTCGGCGAATGACAACGAAGCCACGCTGCTTCGCAAGCTTCTCACGGCCCTGAATACAGCTGCCAGCGGTTCATCGGGGACAAACTCTTCCGGGGACTTTTCTGTCGCGCCTGTCTGGACAGACGGAGCCACGCATACCGGGCTTAAGCTAAACGTCACGGACACGTCTTCGGCTTCCGGCTCGAACTATTGGGATTTTCAAGTCGGCGGAACGTCGCACTTCACTTACGACAAGGCGAATGGTTTCATCACCCTGACCGCCTCGGCCATTGTGAACGTCGGATTCACGTGGCTGAAAATTGTCGACGCGGCCAGCAATACCGCTCCTGTTAGCGCGGAGTTGTATCATGAAACTTCCGGCGGGGCCGGCGGTGGCGCGCTTAACGGCGGTGTATCTTTGGACCTTCGCGCGGATTCGGACACGACTGACCGTCAGCTGCAATGTCGGCTCTCCACTCTTTGGAGTGACGCAACGCACGCCACGCGAACGGCGCATCTTCGAGTTCTCCCGACGAAAAACGGGACCTCAACCGAGTCACTCCGAATCTCTGTCGATGCCGTCGACATCCGCAACGCCTCCGCGTTGCAGATTAACGGTGTTGCGTATCACAACCAGCTTTCTGTTTACGCCGCAGGCACCGCCTACACCCTGACGAATGCCTCGGCTGCCGTGGACTTCGGGACCACGGACCCCATTTTCACTATCACCGCCGCGGGGACTTATCTCTTGCGCGGAAAAGTGCAAGTGGAACTGGTCGGCGCGACATTTGCGGCCAACCGGACTTTGACCATCAAGCTCCGACGGACGAACAACACCGCCGCGGACGTGGCCAACTCCACCGTTTCCTACACGGTGCCGGTTGTCACTACCATCACCAACACACTCGCTGTCATTGACCTCCCGGAGGTTTTTTACACGACGGCTTTGGCGACGGATACCATCACCCTTTTCGCGGACATCAGCGTCGTCCCTTCCGCGGGCACCATCACTATCTCGGCAGCCAGCATCACTGCGGTTCGTTTGTCATAATGAAGGACATCAAAGTATATTCGGCGGCGACGGTCGGGTTCGGCCTCCCCAGCATCAATTCGCTTCTTCAGAATTGGGAGCCCATTCTTAAGGACCTCGTTCTGCTCGGACAATTCGGCGTCGCCGTCGTGACGATTCTCTACGTCTACAGCAAGTGGAAAAACAACAAGGAATGAAGAAACTACTCGCCAGCCTTTTAGTGGTTGCCGCCCTCTGCGGATGTTCCTCGATTCCGTTGCGGCCCGGTCGAGCATCCGTAGCCACCGATAGTGGCAAGGTAATCCAGGTCCGCCAGTCGCAGAATCCACTCACCGAAACGGTGCAGGATTACAAACGGGTGACGGACCCCGAGAATAAGGTGACCACGGAGGAAGTCCACACGAAAATCGGCGCGGCGCAAAAAGACGTGGCGCGAGAAATCTCCGCCAAGCTCGGGTCCATGCGCGGCGTGGTCTGGATTGGAATCCTGGTATTCCTGTTCGGCGTCGTCAGTGCGGTGCATCCGTATGTCAAGGCTTTGGTCGGCGGCAGCGTGACGACGAGCGCGGTAATTGCCGCGGCGGGGCTGGCTATGATTGTGCTACCGACGCTCATTGTCGGGCACGAGCTTTTGATTCTCGGCGCGGCGGCAGGAGCAGCAGCGCTCTACTTTTTCGCGCACCGACACGGTTCGGTTCACTCAGAATTGAAGACTCTGAAAGAGCATGTGCTCGACTCAGGGGAGGAAAAATAATGTCCTGCAACGGAAATTGTAATTGCTCAGATTGCTCGGAGTGCGGGCAAGGGGTCGGGTCGGCGTGCAGTCCCTGCACTACGTGCCCGACGAATAGCGCGGACTGCGAAACGCTGCCCAGCGCACTTCAGAACTTCATCGACGCATTTTTCGGCTCGGTGACGAAGACTGAAGTGAACGGCGTCGTAACATGGACACTTCCCTGTTCTCTCGACGTCGGTCTGCCGAACAACCCACGCGGCCCGAGCGAGGGCCTCGCCTGCTATTTTCTCCGGCTATTCCAAGAGGGTATCGTCGGACTTACCGGCCCCCAGGGCGAGACGGGCGAGCAAGGTCAGGATGGACGGAACGCGTATACAATCACAACGAGCTCGTTCACGCTCCCCACGACTTCATCGCCGAACGTGCAGTTCAACGTGATTCCGAATCCGGTCCTCCATTCGGGGCTATCGATTTTTCTGGCGGGTTGCGGTTGGTTGGAAATCACTCAGGTGTTTCAGAACCAGACGGTCTTTGCCACTCTCATTCAACAATCAAGTTCGACTACGGCGACGATTCCAGCCGGGACGTTAGTTCTGCCGACGGGTCCGCGCGGCGCGACCATTGTCGGCCCGGCAGGTGCAACGGGGTTGACCGGTCCGCAAGGCATCCAAGGCCTGAAAGGAGACACGGGAGCGGTCGGGGCCACCGGACCAACGGGAGCCGCGGGAATCGCGGCGACGAGTGCAAATTCGGTGGTGTCGGTATCGGGTGGAACCGACTACACGATGACGGCCACTTATGCGCAGCTGAACTTCGGCGCGACCGACCTCGAAATTACTTTGCCCACCGCGGGCGAATATCTGGTATTGACTAATCTCGAGATGCTCAACAACTCGGGCAATCATCGTCAATGGGATTTCAAACTTTTCAATTTCACCACGTCGGCGGATGTTCCGGAGAGCGAGACGAGTCATGCGTTGCTGGACGTGTCCGGCACGCTAGTGGAAAATCGGCAATTCTGGTGCCGCGTGGTCACTACGACAAACAACAATCTGATTCAGATTTACACTCGAAGTAGCGCGGCGACGGCGACGCAGACCATCTATCAGCTCAACTCGCGAATGGCCTACATTAAGCTCTCGTGAACAAGCTCCCTATTATCCGTGACCCCAATGGTGATTTTGTTACTCCTTGCTGCCCTCGACCGGGCGGCACGAAAGAACTTCACAAGGTGCATCGGACGCTGCCGGCGCGGCCCTCGAGCGGCGAGGTCGAAGACGTCCTGCTTGACGAAGCCGGGATTCCAATCCTCGACGAGCAAACCGGCGTAACAATTTTCGACGACTGGAAGGACGGACAAAATGGCTAAGGTATCAAAATACCCCGATTTCGCAAACCCGCTCCCCTCGGGGAGCTTACTTTTCGTTGCCGTCCCGCTCGGGACGTTCGATGCGAATGGAGACCCAGAGTATCAGACGTTCCGCGTCGACACGAACAACATCGGCGCGCAGGGGCCTGTAGGCCCGCAAGGTGCCGACGGAGCTCCGGGTGCGACCGGACCAACCGGTCCAACGGGAGCGAATGGAACGAACGGAACGAACGGAACGAACGGAGCCGCCGGCCCTACGGGACCAACCGGCCCTACGGGCCCAACGGGACCAACGGGCACCACTGGCCCAACCGGTCCGACGGGTCCAACCGGCACGACCGGCCCAACGGGACCGACAGGCGCGTCCGGAGCGACCGGCCCGACGCCCACAGAATTTTCCGTTTCGGACGGGCGCGCGGTGGAATTTTTTGACGACTACTCTGCCGGGGCGATTTCAACCTTCAACCGAGGATTGGGGTTTGCGAACGACGGCGTAGGCTCGGGATGCTCGATTGTTTCTCGGACGATGGTGTCCGGTCAAGTGCAGAACCGCCTTTCTATCACGGCGGGCCAGTATGGACGGAAGCTTCCCTGGGGCAACGATTGGGGGCGAATTCAAATCGCGATGCTCCTTCGCATCAATCGCGCGTCGACATTCACGGGCGGGGCCAGCTTTTTCGGAATCTGCTCTGGGACCACGAACATGGTGGCGAGTGGAACGACGGACAATTTCATCGGTGTGAAGACCGGGGAAAACGCCAACGACTTTACGTTCACGGCGGGAACTCGGATGAATTATTTTGACCACAATCCGACGTTTCGGTTTGTGTCTCGGCGCGGCGTTACGACCACGGACCGAACGGGCGGTGCCGGCTCGGCAGGACGTGGAATCGCGTCAGACGAAGGGTATCTGTCCCTTCATTTTCTGGAGATTGGCCGGCCCGTCTATGCAAACTCGGCGTCTTCCATCACGTATTCGTTCGGACGGCTTCTGTCGTCTCAGACGGGACAGGTGGAGATGTCCTTAGCGAAAACCGTTCTTATGGACGCGTTGCATCAAGAAACCCTGTCGACCGTGGGCGGTGGCAGCATGATTAGTGGAATCTGCGGCGGGGCGAATAACACCGTCTCCTATTCATTCGACGAGAGCACCGGAGAACTCGACACCTTCAACGTTTCGTGGGTCGAGGCGTTCGGTTTGGAAATTGCGGCGCTCGGAATCCGAAAATGTTGGTAACATGATTACGTCAGCATCAGAATATAAAACCAAGATGGACGCGAAACGCGCCATCCTCACGGCGGCGAACGGAACCGGCAACCCGGAGTTGGCGTTCACGGTCCTCACGGGGATTTTGAAAGCGCTGGAAGACGAACTTGAGGACGCATTACTTCGTCGTCGAGAAGCTCCGACGTCGGTAACAATTCGCATCGACCCCGTCATCCTCGGGAATCCTGCGCTCTTGCAGGTCCGAAACTATTTAATCAATCTTGGCTACACTGTCACCCCCAACGTGGGCGGCGGACAGGTAGTCATCTCCTGGTAAAACCTATGGCAAACTTTCCCCTCAAACTCGGTCGCAAAATGAGCGACTCCATGATGCCGTCCACGAAGGTGGATGTCGCTGACAAGGACGAGATGCATTACCCCTCGATTTACCTCGAGTGGGACGACAAGTATGACCTCCCTGACGAGGGCACCATGGTCATTAAGTTCAAGAAAAATTCGGAGACCAACCGAAAGACGAAAGACAAGGAAACGCAAGAGGTCAGCCTCGACGTTCTGGAAATCACGAGTGTCAAAGGCAGCGGCGGCTCCAAGGAAGAAAAAAGCACCGGGGACCATTTGGACAAGCTTCGCAAAGAAGTTGAAGCCGAAGGCGATAGCGCCGACGACAAGGAGTCTCCCGCCGAAGACGAGGGCGAATACTAATGCTTACCGTCAGCGAAATCTGGGACGAGGCCAAAGAAATTTTCGGCCATTGCGACGAACCGAAACTGCTCCGGCAGATTTCGGAGGCCGTGCTTTTGCTGACAGACAAAGGCGAGATTGACCCGCTTGTCGGTTACGTAGACGTGTGCGTTTCGGAGAGCTGTATCACGCTACCGCGCGAGGTGGAAACGGTGCTCGCCGTTAACATCGGCGGACGCCCGGCGCTCGGTCATGACGAGCTTTTCAGTTTCCATTTGAATGGCCCCGGGGACTTCAACCAGACCTGCAACTTTGATTGGTTTAATTCTGGAAGTTTTCCCACATACCGGGACCTGCGATGCCCGGCCAAATTGATTGCATTCCTCGACAAGGAAGAGGACGAAGGCGCAACTCTCCGAGTATTCGGGTTCGACAACCAGAATCGCCCCCTTCGCACGCAGGTCAATGGCGTATGGGAAGACGGACTACTGGTGCCCACTATTTTCGGCTACGCGTTGCCGGCGTCTACGGACCCGGTGGTCTCGCGCATCACGGACATTGTGAAATCTCGCACCGCCGGCAACATCCGGCTCAGCTCCATCGACAGTTCGACAAGCTCTGGCACGCTCCTCGGAGTGTATGAGCCGGACGAAGTGCATCCTCGTTATCGCCGCCTCCGAATTTCGCGGAGTAGCGACTGGGCGCGTGTGTGTTATCGCAAGCGAACGGCGGATGTATTTGGCCAAAACGACCGCATCGTGATTCACAAACGGCTTGCCCTCATTTTGGCGATGCACGCCGTAAAGAAATACCGTGAGCAGGACCTCGGTCTCGCGTTGCAGTTTGAAGCGCAGGCCACGCGGCTGCTCACGGAACGAGAATCTGTTCTCACAGCGCCAGTGGGCAATCCCGTTCAGGTCGAAGACCGGAATGGTATGCAACTCCGCGGGGAAGACGACATCGATTAATGGCCATCAAGAAAATTCAGGAAGGCGACGGGCTGTTCATCGGCGGGATGAACTCGAGCCTGGAGGAATCTTTTCTCCAGCCGACGTCCTACTCCCGGGCCATGAACATGGTGAACCGTGGTGGCGTGTTGCAATGCCGCCCCGGATATCGGTGTATGATGGCGCTTCCTGAAGGACGCCTGCAAGGCTTTTTTGTTTTTCGTCCAAAGTTCGGCACCCCGATTCTTACCTTTGCCGTCGCCGGCTTAATCTACACGAGCCAGTTTCCGTTTCGGACGTTTTCACAGATGGAAGGCGTGCAGTTCTCCGACTCGGCTCGCCACATCTTTTTTGCGCAGGCAGAAAAAGGAATCGAGCGCAATGCAGACGGAAGCTTGCAGTTGATTACTCCGCGAAACATCCTCGTTATTCAGGACGGAGGGTTCACTTCCCCGGTAATTTTTGACGGGAACCGAGGCGCGCACCAACGGGGCACGGGGGCAGTCCCTATCGGCGGACACATGGCCTTCAGTGGAAACCGGCTCTGGGTTGCTCGTGACTCTCGCGTGTTCGCTTCGGACCTCGCCAACCCGTCATCGTTTACCGAGACTCTGTATATCACGGGCACGTCCTCCTTTATTTTCAAAGCAGACGTCACGGCCTTGGTGCCGATGCCCGGAAGCGCACTTCCGCAGCTCATCGTTTTCACGGCGGACACCACGTCGATTTTGCAATCCGGGATTCGCGACCGCCCTCAGTGGTCTTCGACTCCGGATTTCCAGCGGGAAATTTTGCCAAACATCGGAGCGGTCTCCCATCGGTCCGTCGTCTCACACATGGGCTTCCTTTGGTGGTTCAGCCGGTATGGGCTGGTTTCTTTTGACAGCGCGTCGCAGGCTTTCATCAGCTCTTCTCTCCCGTATCTCGACGAACAGATGACGGATAGCAAGGGCTACCTTTCCGAGGACCTCAACGGCGTGGCGGCTTGCACTTTTGAAAATTATCTGCTCCTGAGCGTGCCATATGCCAGCAAATTCAACCGGCACACCTGGGTCCTCGACAACTCGTCCATCACGTCGCTCGAAAAATCGGTCCCGTCTTGGAACAGCTTCTGGACGGGCACTCGCCCCGTTGAATGGTTCTCCGGACGCATTCAAGGGAAGGAGCGCGTCTTCTATATCTCTGCCGACGTCGATGGAATGAACCGGCTTTGGGAGGCTTTCACCCCCGACCGTCTTGATGACGGTTGCCCCATCACGTGGTGGGCGGAAAGCCGAGCGTTCGCAGCCAGTGCTCCGAGCAAGTTCAAAGAATTTCGATACGCCGACCTTTTCCTCACGGAATTGTCCGGGGATGTTGATGTTGCGGCCTTCTGGGCCGGCGGACGCCGCGGGAAATTCAAGCGTGTGCTGACAAAGCGCATCCGGGCGGCGCGGGGAATCCTTCGCACGGGCGTGAACATTACGATGGACGACAAGATTTACGCGCTCAAGAAGCAATCGCGATACCTGCGGACACAAGACATTCGCGCTCTGGCGACAAAAGAGAGTCTTTCCTCGTGTCGCATTGAGTGTGACTATGCGGAGTTCAAGGACGACAGCTTCCAGCTGTTGGTTGTCGGCTCTGGCCCAGGTGCGATTCGCAGCGCTGTGCTCTATTTCGACTCTCCGGACCAGTTGGATGACGCCGGGAAGTGCGAAGAGGACGAGACGGAAGAAAATTTCGTGCGCTTCGACGGCGCGGCCTCTGAGGGCAACTCGGTCGAATCGGCAAAGGCGGACTTCGCGGCGAATCCGGACACGCAACCAGAGCAATTTTTCGCGCACCGCACTGAAACGGTAACCGCCGACGGCTTCACCGAGGTCGGAATCGGGGAGCATACGAGCGTAATCTCCATGGCGGACGCCGACAAAGTGGCTTCCACGGTGGCACAGAAGAAAGCCGCCCGTGCGCTGTCTCTTGTGACCCCTTTCCGAGTTAGCCGAGGTGGCGCGTGAACTCATTTTTCGCCCTACACCCCCTCACCAAGCGCGCGTTGGCCATCCCCTACGTGTCGCCGTTGATTTGTGAGCTGGCAGAGAATGCCTCCGGCTCGGGTTCGAGCTCCGTGGACGTCCTGAATATCCTTCCGACGTTCCAAGAGACCGGTCCGACCCTGTCGGCGGCGCTGAACGGCGACGGGACGGTGTTATTGAGCTGGTCTGTCGTGGAAAATGCCTTCTCATACGTGATTTATCGGGCCACCAGCCCGGAGGGGCCGTTTTTGGTCCGCGCATCGGGGGTTGTCGGCCAGATTTTCATTGACAATCCCGGTTCTGGCACCTTCTTTTATAAGGTAACGGGTTTGGAGCCCAATTTCGGAGAAACGACCGCTTCTAACGTTGTTTCAGTGACCGTCCCATGAGTGATTTGTTTAAAACCAACTTTGTAATTGTCGCCGCGCCCCTCGACCCGACCTTCAACGGCGGGCCACAGGAGCTTTTCGACGCCATGATTGAAAACATGGAAATTCAGGCTCCGACAGGAACGAATTTCTTTGTGGTTGGTGACGCCATGCCGACGTCGAACGTCGGACCGTGGCTGAAAGGCGGGGACCGGTGGTATGTTTTCGACGATACGCTCGGAACTTATGTTCCGTTGAACATCGACGACAGCGTCACCCAAGTTTTCGTCACTCAGGAGGCCACTCCCGATGCGCCGGCAGACGGCGACCCGAGCATTTGGCTTCGGACGGTCGGGACGCGGGTCATTGCGTGGTATTTTTGGGATGGAAGCCAATGGCGACCCGGCGGCAATACTCCTCCGAGTGGTCCGACGGATTCTCGCCCGACGTCTCCCGTCGAGCTCGAGACTTTTTGGGATACGGACATCAATTGCCTCATCCATTGGGAGCGGGGCGCGTGGCGCACTGTCTCCGGCACTCCCGGCGACCTAAAATTCGTCTCAACGGCGAATCTCGCCGACGCCATCACGCAGAACCCCGGCTGGATTTACGCCGGAGAAAATTTGCAGGCCGGTCGCGGGCGAGTCGTCGGTTTGGCGACGAAAGACCCCGGCGCGTCGCCTGCGGTGTCTTACGTCACCGATTCCGGCGTCAGTTCCCGGGCGCAAGGCGACGTGGCGGGAGAAGAAACGGTGGTGCTTACTTCGGCGCACATCGAATCCCATTCGCACGTGGTTGGCACGTCGACGGCGCTCACTTCGGACAACAATATTTACCTGCAGCGCGTGGACGACGGCGAAGGCCCGTCCGCCGCGACGCCGCTGGTGGTCCCGAGCACCAAGCCGCCGAATTATTTTGAAGTCAAGGGTGACGGAACGACGAACGGCACGAAGAACGGCACGATGCCGGACCCGGGCCTGGGCTGTATGCTCATCACGTCCCGACAGTTCAAGTTGGCGGACGCCGGCAACTACACGTCGGCGGCAACCGCGCACAACAACATCCAGCCGACGATTTGGCTGTGGGCTCTGCAGAAAACCTAATGTCTTTCCTGCTTGAATCTGAAGACCTGAAGTGCATTCTCCCGCTGGCGGCGAAATGTTTCGTGGAATTCAAATACCCCGGGACGTTCAACCCCGCGGTCTTTTTGAATGTCTGGACGACGTTGGTTGGCTCCGGCGTGGGACACGTGCTGGCGTCATTTGACGGGGAGCCGAGGGGAATTCTTGGTTTCACTATCGCTCCAGACCAGTTTAGTGGCGACCTCGTGTGCGCCTCCAATTGGTGGTTCGTTTTGCCCGAGCACCGAGGGAAAAAGGTGGGGCGGGAACTTCTGGCAGACATGGAAGGCCTCGCGCGAGCCGCGGGGTGCAAGCGGATTCTGATGGGGCATCCCATCGGTCACGAAAAATTTTTCTGGTCTCAGGGGTTCACTCACATTGAGTCGGGCTACGAGAAAGTGCTTTAATTATGGGTCAAGTTTTAGGTGCAGGCAGTTCAGTCGTCACGGGTCTTATTGAAAAAGACGCGGCGGACCGCGCGTATCAAACGCAGAAGAAGGGCATTCAACGGCAAGAGGCCCTGCTCAAGGACGAGTATGACCCGAACCGAATCAATGTCCTGGTCAACAAATACGACAAGGGCTTCCTCCAGAAACGGCTCGAGCTTCAGAAGGAGCTCGACCCGGAATTAGCGCAACTGCGGCAGCAAGGCAAAGAAAACCTGCTTCAGGAACTTGGTCGGGACAACTCGACGCGTCAGTCTCAGCAGGTCGCCAATGCGCTGTTCAACGAGAACGTCAAGCCGAACGAAGCGCAGGAACGGCTCAAGGACAAGCTTTTCAGCGAAGCCAATGCGGAGCTTCAGGCCGGCGCTACCTTGCCGCCCGAACTTCAGGCGGAGCTGGTGCGGGCCGGTGTCTCCGGTGCTGCTGGAAGCGGGTTTGCAATCGACAAGAACGCCATTGGCGGAACGGTCGCACACGCAATCGGCAGCGAGGCAGTCCGGTTGAAACAACTGCGACAGAATCAAGCGGTGCAATTGGGGCAGGCCGCGTCGGGTCTACAAGATGCGCGCGCTCGAATTCTTCAGAATATTTTCCCCACGGTGCAGACCGCCGAACAGGTGGCCGCTGCGCGCGGTGCGACGGCGTTTGCCATCGGCAACGAGAACCTGCCCTCTGGCGGGCTTACCGGTCGCGAAGCGGCCAGCTTCGACATTCAAGGCAAGGAAGGCGGGCGTCAGCTCGTCGGCCAACGGTTCGACGCGAAGGCTCAGAAAACGCTCCGGGATGCTGCGTTCCTCAACAACGCCATCGGCCAGATTTCGTCCTTCGGTGGCCTGCTTTATCAGCCGCAGCAGTATGACACGGGCTTCGGTGGAAACGCCGGGCAAGTCATTCCGCAACAGGGCGGAGGTGGTGGCGGAGGCATGGGCGGCTTGATGGGCGGAGGCGGCGGCGGTGGCGGCGGAATCAACATCGGACAGATTGCGTCTCTCGCGGCGCTCGCTTGCGACGTCAACATCAAGACGGATATTCGGGACATCAACCCGGAAGAAATTTTGGCAAAGGTCAAATCTTTGCCGGTGCGAAAATGGCGCTATACGAATCCGGCGCTCGAAGGCGAGCATATCGGACCCATGGCGCAGGAGTTCTATCGAGCTTTTCACCTGGGAGACGATGACAAGGTCATCGGCCTTGTGGACATCATTGGAGTTTTGCTTGCCTCTGTGCAAGCCCTCGCCGATAAGGTTGAGCGATTGGAGAAGAAATAAGTATGGCCCTCACTGTTACACCCCCACCTCTCGGCATGCAAGCGGCTCCGCCGACGTTGGTGAAGCCTGTGGACCTGCAGCCGGCGCTCGACCGGTTACACAACGCGTTCCGCGAAGGGTTCATCAACGCGCAGGACATTCAGAAGCGGACCGAGGTCGGCAATACCGACGCGGAAGCGCAACGGAAGCAAAACGAGGCCGCGAAAGCGAAAGCGGAGCAAGACCGCAAAGACCAAGAAGGCGGCGCGGGCTACACGAAGCCCAGCATGTTTTCTCGTCTCACGGGAATCGGCACTGCGCCCAAGGCTGCAGTTCCGAGTCCGGCGCTCACGCCTCAAGGCGCGTCCGGCACCGGCCCGCTACCGGGTGGGGCAGCCCCCGCGGGTGCGTCTGGATTCGGTGTCGACATGCCTGATAAAGGCCCGGCGATTCCGACGCCATACCTGCAGCGCGCGCAGGAGACCCCCGATTTTAATCCAGCCCACGAATCGACCGATGACCTTTTGAGTCTGGTCGGCGAGGCGGGCTATTCGGTGCTCGCATAATCATGCCCCTCAATCTCAGCGCAACGGTCGAAGAGCTTAAGCGGCGCGGCGTCAACGTCGCCCCGCAGCAACCTGCTGCCCCCGTCGCTCCGGCCCCTGCCGCCGCTCCGCAGCCGACAGACATTCAGCCGGTGCCGCAGGTGGCCCCCGGCGCAATGCCCGCGCCAGATTTTTCCAGTCCCCGGGACGTCGCGCGTCAACTCAAGCTGAAAGAGGACAAAGGCAAGCTTCTCGTTCAAGACGCGCTCAATGAGCTCCAACGTCGCGGCGTCAACCTCGCGCTCCGCACTCAGCCAGCCAAAGAACAGATTGTCGAGAAGCAAGCGCAAGGCGCATTGCAGAACGAACTCGGAGAAGGCGACCCCGAAGCGTTTAAACAGACGTGGCGCGTTTACTTCCCCGGTCGCCCGCTCCCGCGGACGCCTGAAGGTGCAATCGATTACAAAGGCGGCGCAGACGACATCGACGTTGAGACGGACCGACGCAAGAAGCTCGAGGCCGCTAAAACGGGCGCGCATAACATCACCGAACAGAAGGTGACGCGCACGAACCCGCAGACGGGCAAGGACGAAGAGTATATGGTCCGGTTGGACAAAATCACCGGGCAGAAGCTCGGGGAAACGCTCCTGTCGGAGAATCAGAAGCCGCTTACGGAATCTCAGGCCAATGCCAAGATGTTTTCCACGCGCATGCAGTCGAACAACGACTTGTTGAAAAACATCGAGTCGCGCGGATTCAATCCCACCTCCCTCGGGACGACGATGCAGAAGTTCGTTCCCAACCGGTTTAAATCGGAGGATGTTCAAGCATACAACGCGGCGAAAAACAATTGGATTGCAGCAGTGCTCCGAAAAGAATCTGGTGCAGCCATCTCCGCGAAGGAATACGCGGACGCGGACAAGCAGTATTTTCCTCAAGACGGCGATGCGGCCTCGGTGGTTCAGCAGAAGCAACAGCTTCGTGAGTTGGCTCAATCTCAGATGCGTGAAGCCATCGGGCCACACGCTGGCGCGGGCGTTCCCGCTGCCCCAACTGCGCCCGGTGCTGCCGCTCCCGCACAGCCGGAAACGGTCGACGTGAAGTCTGCCGCTGAAGCACCGCCCACGGCGAAATTCATCCGCTCCCCCAGCGGTCGGGTTTATCGCAACCCGAAATACACCGGACAGTAATCTATGCCCCCCCCTCTGCTACCGGGCGGCATCCTCCCTCCTGGAGAGCCGACCATTGACGTGGCCAAAGACGCCGCGGCGAATCCGCCGACGGTGCTCGTGGCTACGCCCTCGACCAAGCCGATTAACCCGGCAGCGGTTGGCATCGTGAAGGCCCGGCAACAGCCGGCGGCGGAAGCGGGATTTGAAGGCCTCGAAGAGGTAAAGGGTGCGACAGCCGAAGCGGGCTTCGAGGGTCTCGAAGAGGTCAAGTCGGACCCCGGCTTCGAGGGTCTGCAGGAAGCGGACAAGCTGGACGTCGGGGACAGCAAGTCGTTGCTAGATGACGACACTTTTCATCCGGGCCAGTATCTTTCCGAGAACCCGGGGGTCACGCAAGACCCGCAGAAGATTCAGAAACTGCTCGACGTTTATCGTGCGCGGCGCGCACGCGGACTTCAGGTCGGAAAGGTGGCCAAAGAAGCGGTTCGCGCTGCTCCCGGCATTCTGGCCAAAACTGCCAAGGGCGCTCGAGACCTCGCTGAGCGGGCGATTGAACTCGGCATTCAGCCAGCGGTCAATGCGGTGGCGAATAAGCTCACGGGCGACACGGAAGAGCAGCAGGCCGCTATCACCGCGGAGCAGGGGAAAGAACAACTCAAAGCCGCGGCGGAAATTACCGCCGGCACCGAGTCGGCCATCACCGGCCTCGCTCAGCTCGCGCAGCAAGGCGGGCGGAAAATCTCCCATCTTTTCGGCAAGCCTGTCGACAAGCTTACCGATTCTGAACTCTTAAACGAGCTCTATGTCGACAGTCAGTTTCATCAGACGTTACAGGACGTTGCGTCCGGTAAAGGCGACGTTGCGAAGGCCGCAGGCTTAGATTCGGAGTTTCTGGCGAAGAACGGTGTCAACTTGGACCCGAGCGCCATCGAAAACCTTTCCCTCGTCGACCCCGTCACGCTTATTGCTACAGCGGGTGCGTTCAAGGTGGTCGGCGTCGGCGGCAAGATTCTCGCAACCGCAGCCACGCGCGCGGGCGGCGAAGCCGTCGTCAATGCGCTCAAGACCGCAGCGTCAAAAAGCATTCAAGTCGCAGGTCGCGGCATCGAACTCGCGGGCAAAGGTGTTCAGAAAGTCCCACTCCGCACCGCCAGTGCGGTTGGTATTGGTGGACAGCTCGCGGCGGGCAATGTCGGCGGAGCAGTGGTCTCGGCTGTTGCACCTGCAGCGGTCAAAGCGGGTGGTCGCGTGCTGGAGGCCGCAGGTCAAGCCGTCAAAGGCGTCGGCGAAGCTCTTCAGCCCGGTTTCACGGGCCCGGTATCAGCGGGCGTTCAACGTATTTCTCAGATTGCAGCCAGCCCAGTTGGGCAGGTGGCCGGTGCGACAGCCCGCGGCGCGGTGCAGGGCGCGGTGACAGCGGCCCCGCTTGCAGCGGCCTCTGATGAGCCACAGACCGCAGGCGCTCTCCTCGGCGGAGGCGCAATTCTCGGCGCGGTCCACGGAGGAGTCTCCGAAGCAGTCCCTGCCGTTAAGCGCGCAGTGGCCGAAACGGTGGCGAAAAATTACCTCGACCCGAACAAGATTCCTTTTTCTCCAGTCGAGTCGCCTGGATATGGCGTGGACGCCAACCTAGACGCCCAGCATGCCGCGGCGATTCAGACGCTTCCCCCAGAGCAGGCGGCGGCTGTAAATAACTTTCGTGAGGCTTTGCGTGGTGTGGGCGGAGAAATCTACGTCCAAGACGCTCAAAGTTATCTACAGCGCATCACCGACCAGCTTAAGGCTGACAAGGGCGTCACGGAGCTCTCTCCGGAAGACCAGCAACGCGCCCAGGCGTATGCGGACACGCACGCGCAGTTTGACGGCACCATCGTGGATGCGAACGGCCAGCCGCGCCGCGCCGTTTTCCTTAACGCAAGCGCCAAGGGTTTGCCGCATGACGCGGGGCATCTTTTCCAATCTCTTCTGTCTCCGGAGCGCCAGCAAGCGTTGCGGGACTCCGTGCTGAGTAACTACACGCCGGAGCAGCTCAAGCAATTCGCGGACGCCTACACCACTTTGCTCGGTGACAAGACCTATTTTTCCAAGCTCGGTGAAGCCGCGGCGAATCAGAAAGTCGCAGACGAAATCATCGCGGAAAACTTTGGTCAGATTTTTGGCAACACAAATTTGTCCGGCCTGAAGGCACCGAAAGGATTTCTTGACTCGCTCAAGCAAACGGCTCTTGATGCCGCGGAGACACTTGGCATCGATTTGTCTGCGGGCCGCACGACGCCAGACCTGAACGTCGCGCCGTCGTATCGTCTTCAGGGCGTTCTTCGCAACGCCGCGCGGGACGTGCTTAATGCTCCCGAAGCGCCGAAACCGGCTCCCCTACCAATTGAACCGGCACCAAAAACGGCACCGGTTACTCCGGAAGCCATCAAGCCTGCCGAGGCCACTCCGTCTGCTCCGCTCGCTCCGCTCGTGCCGGACGCTGCCGCACAACGTGCCGCCGTCACAGGCATCGACGTCGCCAATCAGCTGGCTGCCGACTACTCTCCGGAAATTCAGGGGACCATCAAGACTATTTCTGACTCAATGCAGGCCGGCAACCCGGTGCTGGAGATTGAGCATCGCGGCATCATCAGCGAGCCGGGTCAACCGCGCGAAACTGGTCGGACGGCGCGACGTGCGGAACAGGCGAAGGGCTACGAAGAGCTCGCGCGAATCCAGGCTGAGAATCGGGAGAACGTCCCCGCCGGCATCGTTGACGTTCACCAGAAAACTTTCGTTCCCGTGCGCTGGGTCGAGCAAGGCGGAAAGCCCACGCTCATTGCCATGTCGCTCGACAAGGTCATCTCCAATATCCGCCGCGTGGTCGCGGACGCCGCGTCGAAAAAGGCTGAGTCATTGATTCCCTATGAAACCGCCGAAGGCCAACTGACGGAAAAAGGTTGGAACGACGCAATCGCAGATTTGCAGGCGTATGCTGAGAATCAGTCAAATGGTTATCGTGGCGATGGCGGGAAGCTGGTCCGCCCTGAAGCGGAAGTGGGCGTTAGTATCCCGGCGGAGAACCCGAATTTTTCTCCGAAGACTCTCTCGCCAGAATCGGCGGACTTTGCGAATCTTGTCCAAGGATTGAATCCGCCGGAAACGGCGCGTATCGTCAAGGGACAGGTGCCCGGCAACGTGAAGGGGCAGATTGTCGCCGAGATTAACGCGCGCAAGCCGCAGCCGTTGTCTGTCATCAAGCCGGAGCACATCGGCAAGCAGGAATTCAAAGGCACCGGACGCACCATCAAGGAGACGAACCCGCTTCGCAATGAGCTGGCCGCTCGGGGCGTGAAGGTGCGAAATCTCACTGAGGTAACGGAGCGCATCGCCGCGCCGGATATCGCGAGCGTGAAGCCGCGCACGGACGTGAGCTTCAAAGCACCCGTGACCGACGTCATTCGTGGAGGCTTTCTTCCGGTGGACCGGCCCGTTGCTGACGTCGTCAATGACGTCTTCCAGAAATCGGCGGAAGACTGGGCGAAGGCATTCGGTCCGCAGGCCTCGCTCACCAAATCTGCGTATGAGCTCGGGCTCAAACTCAAGACGCCGGAAGATTTGCAGGCGCTGAAAACGGCGCAGCAGCAGGCCTCCGACCTATCGAAGGCTGCTATGGAGCGAGTCCGGGCAGGCGACATGTCCGCTCTGGACGAGATGGGCTCGCTTGCCACCAAGACACAATTTTTCCGGGAGGCCGTCGAGGCCGCCACGGATACGGCCAGCGCGGGCAACCCGCGTCTCGGATGGCGGAAATACTTCCCCGAGAGCAAACCTCCGTTCGCCGAATCGAAATCGTTTCTCCCGCGCACAGAAAAAGGTCGCGAAGCTCTGGAGAAGGGATATGACACCGAGCTCACCGGCCCAGTAGGGCGGCGCGCCATCTCAATCAAGAAGGATGGAGTTGTCGTGGGTGAGCTCGTCTCGACCATCACGGCTCCGGGGGAGGCTTACATCAAATCGGCAAGCCTGCGTCGGGAGCACCGCGGTCAAGGTGTGGCCGAAGCGGCATACCGGGAACTACTCACTCAGTTGAAG